CAATTCGACGCCCTGGTGAGCTTTGTCTTTAACGTCGGGGGCGGGGCCTTCCGCAAGTCCACCCTGCTGGAGAAACTGAACCTAGCGGACTATGCCGGCGCCGCCAATGAGCTATCACGCTGGGTTAAGGCCAATGGCCGGGTGCTGCCTGGACTTGTCACACGCCGCGCGGCAGAGCGGGCGTTATTTCTGAGTGAGAATGCCGATGGATAACGAAAACGAAATCGACTGGGATATGGTGGGCTTTGTGGTGAGTCTGATCGGTATGATTTTGTGTGTCGCGTTTTCGAAGGCTTACGCCGTACTGCCATGACTAAATCCGAAGTCACTGCCCTCCAGCGCGAGATCAACGATACCTGCGGGTTTAATCTCGTTGTCGATGGCCGCTATGGGCCTAAGACGGCAGATGCGTACCAGTTTTACATCAACCAACTCACGCCCCGGCGCATTGCGACTCCCGTGCCACCTGCTCCAAAGCCGTGGTGGACGAGTCGCGCCATTCTGGGGCTGATCGCTTCGGGGTTGGCCTTGTTAGCCGCGAGATGGGATTGGCAAATCAATGAAGAGAGCCTTACGCAACTGCTCTTTGAAGTGGCCCAGTTTGCGGGACTGGTCATGGCCTTTATCGGGACTGTCCGCCGTCGTGCTCCCATTGATGCTGGGGCTGTTCTGCCAGGGGTGCGCCTTCCTGGTGGGACCGCTGGAGTGCCACCCAAAAGTGAAACCGATATCCAACATCTCCGAGGTCCGTTCGGCTATTAGTGACCCTGGCAACTATCTATATGGCATTTCTTGCGACGAGAAGTAGGATGATAGCGCCCAGTATCAATTGGCGCCTGGAACGCTCTCTCTACAGTCCACCCTTTGTTTATTCTGTAGCTAAGGGTGTCAGGGAGGATATTGAGCTTTCGCGCCCATTCGGTAAGGGTGTGCGTCTCACCAAGGTATGTGAGGATCCTATTGCTTCTCCTGTTGCCATTCTGCGTCTCCTTGCTTGCCCATCTACAGTTTTCAGGCGAATAAGGGCCGTTATTGTCTATGCGATCCAGAGACCTCCCTGGAGGGCGATCTCCCATGTCATGATGGAAGGCTTCAAACGATTCCAGCCAGGATTCGCAGACGGAAATGCCTCTACCACCATACCACTGAAAATTAGCAGCAAGTGGATTGGTGCAACGAGCTTTCATACTGTGCCAAATCTGATATTCGCTGGTTCCTGTAGCGCCGTGACGCACGTTTCCACTAAGGCATCCGCACGTATGGCGACGGGCTCTTTTAAGGACATTGAACGTGCGAGACACTACTGCTCCACAATGGCATACGCAGAGCCAAATACACTTCTTCCCCGTGTCTTTCTTAATAGGGGATATAACGAGAAGTTTTCCGAGTACCTGGAGAGACAGGTCGTCGGACTTTTTAATTGGGCGTATAATTTCGTAAGACATTTCGGTATCTCCAGTATCGAATGTTTAGGTAGGACGATGGGTTGCCGCCCATCGTTCTGCTGAGTATAAATCGGCAAAGCGAGGTAATCAAATGAACTGGTTAGCTAAAATCACCGCCGTCCTTAGTCTGCTGCCCGCCATTATCGAAGCCGTAAAAGCCGTGGAGAACCTCGTCCCTGGCTCGGGTCAAGGTGCCTCCAAGCTGCAAGCCATCCGCGAAATCCTAGAGGCTGTCTCTGATCAGGCCGCGACGCTGTGGCCTGAGATCCAGAAAGTGGTCGCGGTTATCGTGGCCCTGGCTAACAAAACCGGCGTTTTTCCGAAATAGGGGCAGTTATGTGGTACAGCAGACTGGGAGAAACGAGAGTGGAGCGCCGGGACCACGGATACCGCAATACGTGGCGACGGCTATTATGGGACTTGTCGTCACTGCCGCCGTGGGCGCTTTTGGTCTCGCTCGCAGTCTGGACGAGGCTGTTATGGAGCATAACGCCCGACTACGCGCCGTTGAATCCCTCGTCGCAGACCTCTGCGAAGCGCTGCAATGCCACACCAGTTCTGCTCACCCGATTTGCACCCGACTTCGATTGATCGAAAAAGCCTTTATCAATGAGCACCCGGATAAAAGCGGAAATTTATTTGACTGATAACGCCCTAGTGGCGAAGCGGAGGAAAACGGATGGGTAGCGGGGGAGGGTGGTAGGTTGTCATGACCACCAGCATCGACTGGATCTCGATTGAGGGCGAATATCGGGCCGATATATCCAGCCTGAGAGAGATTGGTGCCAAGTATGGCATCACCGAAGGGGCTATCCGCAAGCGGGCCAAACGGGACGGATGGTTGCGTGATCCCGAAGGCGTCAAGCGGCAGATGGTACGCGCGGCGTTAACCTGTGGTACGCGAGCAGGTACGCAGTACGCAACCGATATTATTGCCGAAGAAGCCGAACAAGATGTTGAGGATATGCGGGCCGGCTTGGGTGTGGCGCGCCGCTGCATTCGCAAACTCGCTGAGATGGTGGAACTGGCTATTGAGCCGAAAGACATCAAGGTCATTGCCGAGGCCAACCGCATCGCTGTCGAGACGATTCGCCGGATTCGCGGTCTGGATGATGTCGCCAATACCGATATCGTCATCACCAATCCGAGAAGGCAGGATGCCTAGTCTGACGCTGCCAGATTTTGAACCACATCCTGGCCAATTAGCCATCCTGGCTAACGCCAAGGCCCGTAACGTCGCCTGTATGGGCCGCCGCTTCGGCAAGACGTACCTACTACAGGACTTGATGGTCGCCCACCCTGGTGGGGCGCTGGCTGGCAAGGATGGCTATGGCCGCCGCGGCCTGCCCTGCGCCTGGTATGCGCCCAACGACGCCTATTTCTCGCGGGTGTTTCAGGAAATCACCCAGCAATACGCCAAGGTCATCCGCAAGGCGACCTCGCAGCCACGCCCGGTGATCGAGTTCCGCAACGGCGGCAGGATTGATTTCTGGACCCTGGAAAACCCGCTGAAGTGCGGGCGCGGCAACCATTACGCGCGCGTCGTGGTGGACGAGGCGGCCCATGCCCGCCACCTGGAAACCGCCTGGGAACAAACCATCATCTGGACCCTGGCCGATCTCGACGGCGACGCCTGGTTTATCTCGACCCCGCTGGGACTCAACTATTTTTCTGACCTCTACTGCAAGGCGGAGAACGATCCGGCCTGGGTGTCCCATACCGCGCCATCAATGGCCAACCCTTACCTGCCCGAGGGCTGGATGGAGGAGCAGCGCGCCACTATGCCGGAGTTGGTATTTGCCCAGGAGGTCATGGCCCAATTCGTCACCTTCGGCGCCGGCCTGGTCAAGCCCGAAATGCTCAAAGACGGCCACCCGCCTGCTGACCTGCCAGTCGTGCTCGGCGTGGACCTGGCCATCTCGGAGCGCGAGGGCGCCGACTGGACCGCCATCGTCGCCATGAGCCGCGATCCGCATAGCGGCCTGGTATACATCCGCGAGGCCGAACGCCATCGCTGTGGTTTCCATGCCGTGCTGGAGCGCATCCAGGATGCAGCCACGCGCCATAACCCACAATTGATCGCCGTGGAACAGGTGCAATACCAAGCGGCGGTAGTGCAGGAACTCACCCGCACCACACGCCTCCCGGTGCGCGGCATCCGCCCGGACAAGGACAAGCTGACACGTTTTATGCCGCTGCTCACGCGCTTTGAGCAGGGCCAGGTGCGCCTGGACACGGCACGGGTGCCGGCCTGGTTTCGGGAGGAGCTATTGAGCTTCCCTGAAGGCCAACATGATGACGGCGCCGATGCGGCGGCGCTGGCCTTCCAGGCATCGGCCAATTTCGGACCCCCTGTCATCGCCTCGCGCGGTCAACGCCGCGCCTCCTCTATTATCTCGGGATACTGATATGGCACTGCGCCCCATCGCCAGCGGCGAACGCCGCACCCTCTCCGGCCAGATCGCCACCCGTGCCCGCTCGTGGGATGGCTGGAGCATGGCCGGCTGGCTGCCCAACCCGGACCCGATCCTCAAGGCTATGGGCATAGATATCGCCACCTATCGCGATATGCGCGCCGATGCCCATGTCGGCGGCTGCATCCGGCGGCGCAAGTCCGCTGTTAAAGGCCTGGAAATGGAACTGGAACGGGGTAGTGCCCCGGCCAGGGTCGCCAAGAGCATCGAGGGCATCCTGGAGGATCTGGCTGCCACCCCGGACCCCAACGAACCCGGTGCTCGTGCCGGCCTGCCTGCGCTCATTGCCGAGGCCCTGGACGGGGCGCTCTATGGCTATCAGCCTTTAGAGGTATCGTGGGCGCGGGTGGGCAGTTTGCTGATCCCGCAGGTGGTCACGGGGCGCCCGCCCGAGTGGTTCCACTTCGACCAAAACAATCAGCTACGCTTCAAGGCGCGCGATGCGGGCATGGATGGCGAGACCTTGCCGGCCCGTAAGTTTTTGCTGGCCAGGCAGGACCCCACCTATCAAAACCCCTACGGCCTGGCCGATCTGTCCCTGGTGTTTTGGCCCTACACCTTCCGCCGGGCCGCAAAATTTTGGGTGTCGTGGTTGGAGCGCTACGGCGGGGATTTCTTGGTCGGAAAGCTGCCGCGTAGTTCCTCACCGCAAGAGTATCAGGACCTTACTTCGGACCTGGAAAACATGATCCAGGACAGCATCGCCGCCATCCCCGACGATGGCAGCGTGGAGGTGTTGGCCAGCGCCAACAAAACCGGCTCCAGTGATGCCCATGAGCGTTTCCTGCTCTACTGGCGCGGCGAGATTTCGATTGCCTTGCTAGGCACCAACCAGGGCACCGAAAAAACGTCCACCCTGGCCAGCGCCAAGGCCGCCCTCGACGTAGCCGACGACATCCGCGACGCCGATGCGCGCATGGTGGAGTCCGTCGTCAACCAGTTGATCCGCTGGACCTGTGATCTCAATTGGCCCAGCGTCATTCCGCCCTGTTGGGAGTTGCGCGAGCAAGAGGAGATTGATACCGATCGCCCGACGCGCGATAAGATCCTGGTCGAGGCGGGTGCCAAGCTCACTCGGGCCTATTGGCTGCGTACCTACGATCTGGAGGAGGAGGACCTGGCGCCCGAGGTTGATCCTGCCACCCTACCCATGAACCAGGTGCCAGCGCCAGAGCAGGATGATGGCGATGGCCCCGACCCCGAGGCGGACCCGTCGGTAGCCCTGGCTCAAGAGATTGGATCAACCCGTGATGCCCAAAACCTGATTGATGCCGAATCCAGCCGCGAGAGTCCCGAGCAGCAGGCGGCTATGGAGCGCTTACTAGAGCCGATCGTTGCCGCGTTGGCCGATGGCATGACACCAGAGGAAATAATGGGCAAGATGGATGATTGGTACGGGCTGCTGGATGACAGCTTTATGCAAATTCTTCTGATGCGTGGCCTAGCTGCTGCTGACGCATTGGGCAGGATTGAGGTAGCTGCGGAGGCTGGGGCCTAACATGGCCAATCTTGGCGCGCTCTCTGCCCTCTTTCGTCTGCGCCCTGAGCGCGCGGCGGACTACCTGGCCGCCAAGGGCTTCAAGCTCAGCGGCCCCTACTGGGAGATGGACGGACCGCAGCACTCGCACCTGTTCACGGTTGCCAACCTGGCCAAGCTGGACGTGCTGACGGATATCCGCTCTGCCGTGCAGCAAGCGCTGGACGAGGGCCAGACAGAGCGCTGGTTTGCCGAGCAATTGGTGGATGTGCTCAAGCGTAAAGGCTGGTGGGGCGGCAAGGATGGGAGCCTGCGGCGCCTGCATACCATCTATGCCACCAACCTCCAGACGGCCCTGATGGCGGGGCGCCACCGCCAGGCCATGGAGCAAATAGAGCGGGCGCCGTGGGCGCAGTATCTGGCGATCCGCGATCACCGCTCCCGGCCGGCCCATGCGGCTTTACATGGCCAGGTGTTCCGGATCGACAGCCCGGCCTGGGCTGCGATCAGCCCGCCCAACGGCTACAACTGTCGCTGCCGCGCTCGTTATCTCTCAGATCGCGAACTCGATAAGCGCGGCCTCAAACCCGCTGAAGATATCCAAATCCTGGAACGCGATCCGCCTGGCAAGGTGCCCGTCAATCCGTTGACTGGCGACATGCCGCAGCGCTGGATTCAGCGTGGTGTCTCCGTTCCTGACCCTCGGCATCCCGGCGAGCTCCTGACCCTGTGGGCCGATCCCGGCTGGGATCACCTGCCGGGGAGCGACGGCGCCGAGCGGATGCTGGTAGACAAGCTCATGGCCAAGGCCTCCCAGCTTAGCGACGGCATTCGGGAGGCGGTAGTGGTGGCGCTGCGCGACCAGATCCTCCAGCCGGAGCGGGTCGCCGCTTATGCCGCCTGGGTGGATCAGGTCATGGCCCAGCCGGGCTCACGCGGTCGGGAATGGGCTATCGGCTATCTGACCACGGCGGACGCTAAAGCCCTTATTGCGCGTGGCGGCACCGTTGCCAGTGGCGAAATCATCCTTTCCGATCGCCTGCTGGTCGGTCCTAAATCCCAGCGTCACGTTGCGAAAGGAAACGCGCTGACAGCCGAAGAATGGAAAGAGGTCCCGCGGCTGCTCGCCGATCCAGAGGCCGTGCTATTTGACACCGTGAACGGGACGCTCCTGTACGTCCTGCCGAGCCAGGATGGACGCAAGACCAAGATCGTGGTCGAGGGAGGGAGGGTAGACCGCAAACGTGGAGCCCAGGAGTCGGTACGCGCGGCGTTCAAGGTCCAAGTAAGCGACTTGTCAGGGCAGCAATTTGAGCTGCTGCGCGGGGTGTTATGAACAATAAAAATCGAACGAGCGGGAGGCCTGCCGTCCCTCCATCCGGCGACCGCGATTCGCGGCCCCCGCGCCAGCGCGCAGAAAATTTCTGGCGTCGCCCGTCCTAATACCAAGCATAGCCCATGTCCTCCCCCTTCACCATCACCATCGACGACGCCCAGGTTCAAGCCACCCTGTCACGGCTGATTAGCCACGTCTCAAACCTGACACCCATCATGGAGGACGTGGGCCGCGCCCTCGGCAATCTCACCGAGGATGCTTTTCAAAAAGAAGGGCCAGGCTGGCCGCAACTCCGCCCCGTCACCGTCAAGCTTCGCGGCAGCGCCCACCCGATCCTGCAACAGAGCGCCGGCGGCCTGGCCGCTAGCATCACCCATGGCGGCGACCGCAGTGGCGCTTGGGTGGGGGCTGGCAAGATCTATGCGGCTGTCCACCAGTTTGGCAACCCAGCGAATAAGATGTACAACCGCCCCGGCGGTCGCCCAGCACCCATCCCGCCGCGTCCCTATCTACCCATGACCCCCAATGGCGAGCTGACCCCCTATGCTCACGCAGAAGTAATGGATATCCTCACCCGCGCTTTACGGGATGCGATTGGGCAGCGCTAGTTTTAGCCGCGACTCCTTGATCTTTTGATACTTCGCCGCCTGCCGGCAACGATTGCTGCAAAACTTCGCGCGCGGATCTTTGGCCGTGAAGCCGGCGCCGCAGTGGGCGCAGGTGACCTGACGATCGGTGCGCATGGCGGAGAGGAGGGCGCCGGGGGTGGTCATGATGCCTCCCAATAAACCGGGAATCCGTCGAAGCTACCGCAGTCGGGAGCGCACAGATTCTCGTTAGCGTATTCCCTGATTTCTTCGTCGGTAGCCTTGCCAGGTATAACGATCTCTCCAGAAGTAGCATCCGCATTGATGGTTCTGGCGTAAAAGGCGCCGTCAGTGTATTCAGCTATGGTCAACATGATCTCTCTCCGGGTTGGCCCCGTCCTGGGGCTGGTGGTTGTTGGTTAGCGGCTGGCGCGTTCGGCTTCGATATCCGCCCATGTGATGTCGGCATCTTCGGCCGTGCGCGCTTGCGCATCGGCGTTTGCGTCATGGGCGTTGTCGTAAGTCTCCATGCAGGCCCCGTCTTCGCGATAAACGCGGAAGCAGGGGATGGTCATGGATGACTTGGAAAGCATCCGCCGCTGGGTGGTGGTCTCGTCGCGAACTGTGTAGGTAATCATCGTTCTCTCCGGTTGCGTCGCTATCGTTAGATTTCGTTGCAGGCAAGGGCGGGGCTTATCGGGTGGGTCGGCTGAGCCGGTTGCCTCTGTCCCCTCGGGGCGTCTCCCCCTGCCTCCTCCGTGTTTCCCTCTCCTTGATTAATAGTCTAGCACATAGCGCTAGTGTGTCAAGACACCCAGCAAGATATTTTTAAAATAAATTACTAACCGCCGTTATTAGCCGCTCGCGCGCTCGCGCGCGACACTGGCGGCATGATTACCACCGCACCCCCTGATCCCCCAGCCCTGGCCGCGCTGCACCTGGCGAAAACCGGGCGCTTTACCGACATGCACGGTCAGGACGTTACCCTCTCGCCCGATTTTTTGGCGCAGTTGGCGGCCTCCTATGATCCCGCGATCTACCCGGCGCCCCTCGTTATCGGCCATCCCAAAACCAATTCACCCGCCTTTGGCCACCTGGCCAAGCTGGAGCTTACGCCCGAGGGCCTATTTGGCGAGCCCATCAATGTGGATCCGGCCTTTGCCGAGGCCGTGCGCTCCGGGCGCTATCCGCACCGATCGCTATCCTTCTGGCCCGCCGATCACCCCAACAGTCCTACCCCAGGCCGTCCCTACATCCGCCACCTGGGCGTCTTGGGCGCCGTGCCACCGGCCATTCCTGGCCTGCTGGGCGCCGATCTGGCGGACGACGATGGCGGCATTACGACGCTCGACTTTACCGCAGCACCCTTACCCACCTCTGAGGAATCCTCCATGCCAGATCCCGATCCGGTCGCCCTGGCGGCCCAAGCCACCGCTTTGGCGGACCAAGCCGAAGCACTCAGCGCGCGCGAACAGGCGCTTGCCGAGCGCGAGGCGGCCATTGCGGCCCAAGTCGCTGCCCAACGGCATTCCCAAGCCGTCGCCTTTTGTGATGATCTCGCCAATCAAGCCCGCCTGCGTCCAGCTGACGTGCCGGCCCTGGCTGAGCTGCTGTTCCGCCTCGACGAGGATGTAGCCGCCCCTTGTTTCGCGGCACCCGACAGCCCCGAGCCCACCGCGCCCGGCCCCTGGCTGCGCACCTTCCTGGCTGGCCTGCCCCCCCTGGTGGAACTGAGCGCGATCGCCACCAAAAACCGCTCTCAAGCCGCCGGCACGGTCAGCTTTGCCGCGCCCCAGGGCTATAGCGTCGATGCCACTGCCCTGGCCGTCCACGCCAAGGCCCTGGCCTGGCTGGAGTCCCATCCCCAATCCACTTATCAGGCCGCCGTGGCGGCTGTTACCGGAGCTTAACCCATGGCCGCTGCCAACCTCTCCCTGCTCGCCGTGACCGTCGCGGCCACCGGCACCATCGCCACCAACCGCCTGGTCACCCCGGCCGGGGCCCAATGCGGGGCCGATGGCGTCGCCCTGGGCGTGGCGCGTACCGCCGCCGTCTCCGGCAATAAAATCGCGGTTGACGTGCTGGGTACGGCGATCGTCGAAGCCGGCGCCGCCGTTACCCTCGGCGATACCCTCAAAAGCGACTCGTCCGGGCGGGCGATCACCTGGGCCACCTCGGGCGCCCGGGTCGGCATCGCCCTGAGTGCCGCCGGCGCCGCCGGCGACCTGATCGAAGCCCTCCTTATCCACGACGCCACTTAACGCGGAGCCAATCCCATGCCTCAAATGACTACCGCCACCGCTCGCGTGGTGGACCCGATCCTTTCCAACGTGGCGCGCGGCTATACCAATAGCGCCCTGGTGGGCGGCACCCTGTTCCCCGCCGTGCCCGTCCAGCAACGCGGCGGCAAAATCATCTCCTTCGGCAAGGAAGCCTTCATGACCTATGCCACCGGCCGCGCGCCGGGGGCGGATACCCGCCGCATCCAGATTGGCTACAGCGCCGGCTCCTATGCCCTGGAGCAGTACAGCCTGGAGGCCCTGGTGCCCTTCGAGTTGCAGCAGGAGGCGCAGGCGGTGCCGGGCATCGACCTGGCCAGCGGCGCCGTCCGTACCGTCCAGGACATCATCGCCCTGCGCCTGGAGCAGGCCCAGGCCACCCTGGCCACCACGGCGGGCAGTTATGCCAGCGGCAATAAGACCACGCTGTCCGGAACCTCCCAGTGGTCGGATCTCACTACCGGCGTCTCGGACCCCATCAAGGACATCGAGGTCGCCAAGGAGGCGATCCGCACCGCCACCGGCCACCGGCCCAACGTGGTGGTCATGGGTCCCCTGGTGGCGTCCAAGCTGCGCCAGCACCCCAAGATCATCGAGCGCATCAAGTACACCGGCCGCGATGTACCGACCGAGGCCTTGCTCGCCAGTTTGTTTGGGGTTAGCCAGGTGGTGGTTGGGGATGCCATCCAAGCCACAGATGCCGGAGTCCTGTCGGATGTCTGGGGTAAGTTCGTGGTCGTGGCCTATACCGCGCTGGGCACGGTCGCGGACATGGGCCGGCCCTCCTACGGCTACACCTACCGGCTGGGCGGCTTCCCCATCGTCGAACAGCCTTATCAGGATCGTAACGCCAAGAGCTGGATCTATCCGGTGACCGACGAGGTGGCCCCGGTACTGGCCGGCGCCGAGGCGGGCTATCTGATCTCGGCGGCGGTGGCCTGATGACTGGGCACCTCTCCCCCCACCCCTCCCCCACGGGAAGGGAGGGTGGTGTCTTCCGGGTGCGGGGGCCGCTGCGCCATGACGGCGTGGACTATGCCCCGGATGACGTGGTGGTCATGGACGCCGCGACGGCGGCGCCCCTGGTGACCGCCGGGGTGGTGGTGGCGCGGCCCACCAGCGGCAAGGGTGCCGCTGGCCGCCGCGCGGCGCCGGCGCCGGGCTAGGCCATGCCGCCCACTGCCCTCCCTGCCCTCAAGCGCGGCGACACCTGGGCGCTAACCTTCGTCGCCCTGGAAGCCACGGACGGCCCGCCGCTGGATCTGACGGGCTGCGCCGCCGCTATGCAATTACGCCACCCCCAGACCGACGCCTTAGCCGCAACGCCGGACAGTATCGTCTTGACGCCGCTGGCGGGAACCGTGCTCACGACCTTCCTGCCCGCCACGACCGCCACCGTGCCAGTGGGCACCTATCTGACGGATCTGGAGATTACCTTTGCCGATGGCCAGGTGCGCTCCAGTCAGACCCTGACCCTCACCGTGATCGCGGACCAGACCCGGCCATGAGTGACTTGCGAGTCGAGGTGGTGCTGACGGCCGCCGCGCCGCTGGCGGTGAGCCTGGCCGCGCCGCTCCCCGTTACGCTCGCCGCCGGCATCCAGGGCCCGCCGGGGCCGCCCGGCCCCGCCGGCGCCGCGGTCCTCGGCGGCTACGCGATCGCGCTCGCCAACCCGGCGCCCGGCGATCACCTGGAACTCGGCGCCGCGAGCTGGACCAACGTCCCGCGCGCCACGATCACTGATGGAGGTAATTTCTGATGGCGAATACGATCCGGATCAAGCGCCGGGCCGCCGGCGGCGCCGCGGGGGCCCCGGCCAGCCTGGCGGCGGCGGAACTGGCTTATAACGAGCAGGACGATACCCTTTATTACGGCAAGGGCGACAACGCCGGGGTGGCGACCTCGATCCCCGCCATTGGCGGCCCGGGGGCCTATCTGTCCCTAGCCGGTACCCAGACGGTGACCGGCGCCAAGACCTTTACCGGCGGCGTGGCCCTCGGCACCGGCGCCAGCGCCACCACGCCGGCGGCGGATACCAATACCACCGCCCTGGCCACCACCGCCTTCGTGCTCGGCCAGGCGGGCAACGCCCTCCCGGTCATGAGCGGCACGGCGGCCGCCGGCAGCGCGACGCGCCTGGCCCGCCAGGACCACGTCCACCCCACCGACACCTCGCGCGCCCCGCTGGCCTCGCCGACCCTGACCGGGACGCCGGCAGCGCCGACGGCGGCGGCGGATACCAATACCACGCAACTGGCCACCACGGCCTTCGTGCTCGGCCAGGCCGCCAGCGTCGCCCCGGCGGACCTGGGCAGCACGGCGGTGGGCGCCGCCACGCGCTTCGCGCGCGCCGATCACGTCCATGCCATGCCGCGCCTGGATCAGGCGGCCAACCCAACGGCGGCGGTGGTGATGAATAGCCAGCGCCTGACCGGCCTGGCGACGCCGACCGCCGACACCGACGCCGCCACCAAGGCCTATGTCGATGCCATGGCCCAGGGCCTGACCTGGAAGGCCAGCGTGCGCGCGGCCACTACCGCCAACATCACCCTGTCGGGCACCCAAACCATCGACGGGGTGGCGGTGATCGCCAACGACCGGGTGCTGGTCAAGGACCAGACCACGGCCAGCGCCAACGGCCTTTACGTGGTGGCCGCCGGGGCCTGGGCGCGCGCCAGCGACGCCGATGTCTCCGCCGAGGTGCCGGCGGGGCTGGCGGTGTTTGTCTCCGAGGGCACGGCCAACGGCGATAAGGCCTGGGTGCTGACCACCAACGCGCCGATTACCCTCGGCAGTACCTCGCTGGCCTTCGCGCAGATGACCGGCAGCGCCAGCGGCGAGACCAATACCGCCAGCAACGTCGGCGCCGCCGGCACCGGGGTCTATGACGGCAAGTCCGGGGTCGATCTCCAGTTCCGCAAGCTCAATGCCGCCTCCAGCAAGCTCAGTGTCACCCTCAACGGCCAGCAGCTCGACCTGGATGTGGTGCCCGGCAACATTACCGCCCTGGGTACCATCGCCACGGGCACCTGGCAGGGCACGGCTATCGGCCTGGCCTACGGCGGTACCGGGGCCAATCTGAGCGGCGCCGCCGACGGCGCGATCTTCAAGAAGTCCGGCACCGCCTTGGTGGCGGCGACGGTGGGGACGGACTACCTGTCCAACGCCTCCACCCTCGACGGCGGCACCTTCTGATCATGGCCAACATCCTCCTCGTCAAGCGCGGCACGCGGGCGCAGTTGACCGCCGCCGCCACCGCCAATGGCCTGCGCGCCGGCGAGCCCTACCTCATCACGGACGAGGGGCGGCTGGCGGTGGGGCTGGCGGTCGGGAGCTACGCGGAACTGGTCGGCACCACGGGCACCCAGACGCTCACCAACAAAACGCTCACTGACCCGGCGCTGATCGGGACCATTCTTGAAGATGTTTACACCATCTCGGATGGTGCGGCCTTTGAGATTGATCCGGGTAACGGTTCCGTCCAACTCATCACCCTGGGCGCGAATCGCACCCCCAAGGCCACCAATTTTGCGGCGGGTGAGAGTGTTACGCTGATGGTGCTGGACGGGACGGCCTACACGCTGACCTGGACCGATACTACTTTTGGCACCTCGGGAGTCGTTTGGGTGGGTGGCACGGCCCCAACGCTAGATACCACCAAGTACACGGTCATCGAGTTTTGGAAGGTTGGCACTCAGGTATACGGGGCCTTGGTGGGAGCCGCTTGATGCTAGCCCATAAACTGCGTCGCGCCGCACCAAAATCAGCCTATCCTCGCTATGTGGGAGGTGCCAGTAGCTATGAGACCGGATCTTACGCGGAACCGGGTCAGATCAGCGTATCGCTGACGAGTCTGACCGGGGGTCTCGCCTCCAGCCCCAGTGCGGGGGATCTGGTGGTGGTTGTGATCGGATCGTGTGGCTCACAAGTGGCCGATTACGACGTCATCATGACTACCTCTGGCTATACCGAGCGGGTGGAGTTGTTTGCCTCGGACACGGTGAAAACCAATTTTGGGGTTTTCACTAAATTCATGGGGGCAACTCCCGATACGACCGCTGTGGGAGCCTCGGGATTTAACAGCCAGTATCGTGTGATGCTCGTGCAGGTGTGGCGCGGGGTTAACGCGACCACCCCGATGGACGTCACCCTGACATCCACTACGGGCACAAATGGCGCGACTGTCGATGCACCCAGTATTACCCCTGCCACGCCCAAGAGCGTGGTGCTGGCGATCGGAAGCGCGGCGGACGTGCTGACCGCCTCTAACGCCTTGTCCGCCTTAACCGTCCCCAGCGGCATGACGAATTTTGTCGGTCAGGACTGCTTTTACAACGCTTATCGCGTCGAGGCTGCCGGAATTGCCTCCGTCGAGTGGACGGGCGGAGCCTATAACCCGGCAGCCTTTGGCGGAGGCAGCACCTATGCCGGGGCTTCCTGGGCGGCGGCGACTTTGGCCTTACGTCCTGCATAGGATCAGATATGTATCTCAAACTCCCTGACGTCTATCCCTATCAGCCGACGCAGTTACGCGCCGAGAATCCCAATGTGTCGTTCCCTTCCGAAATGGCGGATGCCTTGCTGGCTGAGTTTGGTGTTTATCCGGTGCAGCCTACTTCGCGCCCTGAATATGATCCTGCGACACAGACGATCTCGGAAGCCACACCCCGTTACGAGAATGGGGCCTGGGTACAGAATTGGACGGTGCGCGATTTGACCGCTGACGAGATCGCGGCGCGCGCCCAAGCGCGGCGTGCGGCCCTGGTATGCACCCCGCGCCAGGCCCGTCTCGCATTGACCCAGGCTGGCTTACTCGCTGCTATCGAGGCGTGGGTGGCCGCCGCTCCGGATGCGGTGCGTATCGAGTGGGATTACGCCACCGAGATCCGCCGCAACTGGCCACCGATTACCGCGGCGGCGACGGCGCTGGGGCTGAGTGATGCCCAGCTGGATGGGTTGTTTGAGTTGGCCATGTCGCTATGAGCTACACCACCGACGCCGACCTGTTCAGCCTGATCGCCGCGCGCACCCTGACGCAGCTCGCCGCCGACGACCCCCAGGCCGAGGCGCCTGAGCCGTTGATCCTGGCCGAGGCCCGCGCCTATGCCGACGCCCAGGTCGATGCGCGGCTGCGGCAGCGCTATAGCCTGCCGCTGGCCAGCGTGCCGCGTGAGCTACGCGACTGGGCGCTGGCGCTGGCGCGCCGTTGGCTTTATGAGCGCCGCCCCGATGGCCAAGATCTTCCCGATGCTGTGCAGAACGCCGCCAAGGAGGCGCTGGCGTCACTGGACGCGGTGCGCGATGGCAAAATGAGTCTGGCCATTGCCAGCGCACCAGAAGGCGAGACGCTGGCGCCCGAGGGTGGGCGCGTGCGCGTGGTGGCTCCCGAGCGCGTCTTCACGGCGGAAGTGTTGGGCCGCTACTGATGGCCATCGCCACCCAGACCCTCATTGATCAGACGCTCGCCCAGGTGCAGGCCGCCCTGCCCGAGCTAGAGGCCGCCCTGTTCCCGGCAGTGCCGACGACGTTTCGCCTCAATCACCCGCTGGGCGCCGTGCTGTTGGCCTATCCCGGCTCCACCAGTGCCGGACCCCTGCTCATGGGCCGCGTGGAGCAGGAGCGCACCGTGCGCCTCGGCTTCACGCTCGTCACGCGCCAATTGTGGGGCAACGACGGCGCCGCCACCCTGCTGGATCGCCTGCGCGCCGCCCTGGTGGGCTGGCGTCCTGCCGACTGCGAGCCGGTCTATGCCGTCAATGACAGACTCCTCCAGGAGGACGCCGGTCTGTGGTGGTACAGCGCCGAGTTCGCCTGTGTCACCCGCCTCATTCTGCCTATCCACGCCTAGGAAACCACCTATGACCACTGATCGCCCTGCCCCCCTGGTCCGCATCATCAACCGCAGCGCCCGCTGGGCGCGCATTGGCGCCTATGAGTGCGGCGTCGAACATGAAGTCACTCCAGAGATTGCTGAGGCCCTGGCCGCGCGCGGTTTTGTCCGCGTCGATCCCTCCGCCCCCGCGCCTGTTGCCACCCCTGCCACCCCCGAGGAATAAGCCATGTCCGTGCTAGGCTCCGCCGTCCAAGTCGCCCTCTACGATGAGGTCACCTATAAAACGTCCGCCGGGCTGACCCTGGGCATGCTCGGCTATTACACCGAGTGCGGCCTGGTCGCCAAACAAAATGCCGTACAGGCCAACAC